TACATGGGTACGGGTATTCGCCCCTACACAACCACATTTACTGGCTCAATGTCTACTACGACATTGACCGTGACTGCATTGTTGCAAGGCGCACCAATTGTCATTGGTATGTATGTTGACGGTACTAGCGTGACCGACGGTACATACATTACTGCTTTTGGCACAGGAACTGGTGGTACTGGTACCTATACCATTAACCAATCAGTAACTGCATCAAGCACCACAATGATTGCTCATGGCAACATTGCATTTGATGATCCATCTCCAATGGATTTAGGTATTGGCCCATTGGGTCGTATCTATGTTTGGGATGTGGCGCCTCAAGCAGCAGTGACTAACAACATTGCTGCGTCGCAGACAACAACAACCGCTGGTCAAGCGGTCACACTAACAGCAGGCACTTCAGTTAAATCTGTTGTACGCCAAGACGGTACAACTGTATTGCAGTTAGATTTACCTCGTGCTGTCAAAGTAAATTCTTCAACAACTGCTCGTGCATTCACCGTCACTGGTTATGACTATTATGGTCAACCTATGAGTGAATTGATCACTGTAGTAACCGCAGCAACTGCTGTCACTGGTTTGAAAGCGTTCTTCCAAATCTCTGGTATCACAATATCAGGTTCTGCAACTGCTGTTGTAGTCGGTACAAGTGATGTGCTTGGTTTGCCAGTTCGTGTGTTTAACGTAGCATACATTGCAAGCGTTAAGTCAAACAACACATTGGCGCAAGACGCAGGCACTTTTGTTGCAGCAGACACTGCTACAGCAACCACAGGTACTGGTGATGTTCGTGGGACTTATGTACCAGCGACTGCATCAAACGGTATTGTTCGCACAGTGATGGGTATATTGTGCCCAGGTATTGCAGTTGGCCCTAACGCTACTCGTGTTGGTGCTCTTGGTGTCAACCAAAACTTAGTATCCTAATAGGAGGCCAAAATGGGACAATTTAAACCAATGGTGAAGATGGAGACCACTGAGCCTTCAGTTGAACTGAAGCTCAAAAAAGGTGGTCATGTTTCCATGAAGAAAAAGTCTGAGCATGGTCACAAGATGATGGATGGTGGTATGGCAGGGCCAATGATGGCTCGTGGAATGCCTCCTGCTATGATGGCTATGGCTCCTAAAAAGCCTCCAATGGCTATAAGACGTAGGGCTATGACAGCCATGCCTACTGCTATGCCTACACCTGTGATGAAAAAAGGTGGAGAAATGGAGTCACCAAAAGAGCACAAAGCTGAAATGAAAGAAATGGGCAAGATTGAGAAAGAACTCAAGCACCATGAATCCATGAAGGCTAGTAAAGCTCATAAGGGTCTCAAGTCAGGTGGACAAGCATCAGGTGAGATGATTGATGCTGATGAAACCAAAACTACCATGAAAGGCAATTTAAAGCCTTACGAAAAAACTAAAATGGATACTTCCAAGAAAGACAGTGCTCATGGCACTGGTTCTGTTAAGAAAGGCAATGGAGGTGGTTACAAGAAGGGTGGATCTATTAACTCAGAGACTTCTTCTGGTGATTACGACACAACTTTGGTTCATCAAGCCAAGCCTGACAATGCTAATGGTACTGGTGGCGTAAGAATGTCCAACGCAGGTGGTTTTAAAAAGGGTGGAAAAGCCAAATATGCCATAAGTGGTAACGTAAACAAGTACGCTGTTGACAATGTTGTTGGAACTCCTAAGGGCGTGACCAATACAACAACTGGTGCTGTTAAAGAGTCAAATGGTGGTGGTTACAAGAAAGGTGGTGCATTAAAAAAGCACTTCGCCACGGGGGGCAGTGTTAATCGCACTGGTCATGCCGTGGCAATGCCACAAGGACAAAAGCCTGCATCTAAGCCAGTTCACATAAACCAATTATCTGGCACCTTTAAAAAGGGTGGTAAGGTCATGAAGTTTAGTGGTGAAGAAGGCAGTGCTGTTTCAAAGCCTCCAGTAAATGACTTATCTAAAGGTGCTTTTGACAAGACACTCCAAGGTGTATACAACGAAGATATGGATACTGCTAAGTACATTAGAAGTATTCCTTCAAAGATATACCAAGGAGCTAAAAATCTGATGGGTATGAATGAAGCCAAGCCTGCAGGCAGTGTTACCAAGAGTAAAGAATCGGTAACTGTAACACCTGCTAAAAAGCGTGGTGGTAGTATTAAGTGTTAAGCAAGGTGGGGGCTTAGGCTCCCACTCTTCATTGGAGATAATTATGGCAATTACAGCCACATCGCAAACAATATTTGATGGCGAGAGAATCGCTATTATGAAATTTTATGCAACAATGACTGCGACCGAAAATGAGTCTGCTGTTGTAAAAGTTAACCCTGCAAATTTAACTGCATCTAATGCAGGTGGTGCTTGTGATGCTGTAAGCATTCTTAAAGTAACTGCATTAACGCATGGACTTGAGGTTCAGATGAATTGGGTTGCAACAGCACCTGTAGTCATTGAGACTATTCCACAAAATAATGCGTACACGCAAGATTATTCAAGTTTTGGTGGATTAACAAACAATTCAGGATCAGGAAAAACTGGATCTATTTCTTTTACTACTTTAGATGGTGGTGCAGGAGATTCGTATACAGTCATTCTTGAAATGCAAAAACATTACGTCAATCCTATGGGCTAATCATGCCAAGCAAATCACCTGCTCAACATAAACTGATGGAAATATCTGCCCACACCAAGGGTGGATATGGTGGCGTACCACAAAAGGTAGGCAAAGAATTTGTTAAGGCTGATGAGGGTAAGAAGTTTGCCAAAGGTGGACTTTATGCCAATATTCATGCAAAACAAGAACGTATAGCCCATGGTTCTGGTGAACATATGCGTAAAACAGGATCTAAAGGTGCTCCAACTGCAGATGCTTTTAAGCAATCAGCTAAAACTGCAAAACATAAGGGGGGTGGAAAAGTCTGCCCTTGTTGGTAATGGCAAAGAATCCTTCATTAGCAATAGGTCGTGGCGAGAAACTTCCTGTAAGCAAGGGAGCAGGTTTAACAGCCAAAGGTAGGGCTAAGTACAACAGAGAGACTGGAAGCCATTTAAAAGCTCCACAACCTCAGGGTGGTGCTAGGAAAGATTCGTTTTGTGCAAGGATGTCAGGGGTAGTTGCTCACGCAAAGGGAGATGCTCCAAGAGCAAAAGCATCACTCAAGCGTTGGAACTGTTCTGGTTGGTAAGGAAAACAAATGGCATACTCAGGTACAACAGGTCAAACAGTTGTCAGCGTACAGACAGTTATTGATCACGCTGTGCGTAGGTGTGGGAAGTTAGCTGAGGAGATTACGTCTGAACAGCAGATAGCCGCACGAGAGAACCTGTACTTTCTTCTGTCCAACATGATGAACAGAGGTATTCAGTACTTTGCTGTTACTAAGTTAGTCCTTGGATTAAATGCCAATCAATATATGTACAACTTGCCTGCAGGGGCAAATGATGTATTGAATGTTCTCTACAGAACAATGGCTAGACCTAATGGAAACTACACCTCTAGTGCAGGTGGTTCAGTTGCAAACATCTATGATGGCAATGTAGACACTTATGCACAGCAATCTTCAGCAAATGGTAACTTTACAGTAGTCTATGGAACTAATGACCCACAATATATTGGCTCTATTGGTTTCATGCCTTACATTTCTGGTGGTGGTAGTGCAACTTGGAACTATACGCTACAGAGTTCAAGTGATGGAACAACATGGACTACGCTATACACTGGTACTAATGTCGCTGTGACTGATTTGCAGTGGGTGTGGCAAGACATAGACCCCGGGGCCAACGTAGCTTACTACCGTATGCAAGCCACTGGAGGGACTACCTTAGCTCTTCGTGAGCTTTATTTTGGCAACAACAGTCGTGAAATCACGATGTCTAGGCTAAATAGGGACGATTACACCAATTTACCTAATAAAAACTTTACTGCTAATCAGCCATTTCAATTTTACTTTGAGAGAAACATTCCATATCCTACTTTGGCTCTATGGCCTGTGCCAAATACCTATTTTGTACAGATGACTGTATGGTATTCAGCCTATATTCAAGATGTTGGATCACTTTCTGGTCAATTAGCTATACCTCAGAGATGGTATGAAGCAGTTATTTTTATGTTAGCCCATAGGATGAGTTTGGAATTGCCAACAATTGACCCAACACGCATACCTTATTTAGAAAAAATGGCTGATAAATTCCTCTACGATGTTGAGCAAGAAGAGAGGGATAAAAGCCCTGAGTACTTCAGCCCAAACATTTCAGTTTATACGAGGTAAAAAGTATTACTATGACTACTACCTCAGTATATTGGATCAAAGCACCTCATCACTCTGATATGTTTTCAGAGGGGTATATTGGTGTGTCCAAAAATGCTGAGAATCGTTGGAAGTATGGGCATCATTGGGCATTCAAGCAAGGCAAGCACGATAACCCAATATTAGTCAATGCTGTCAATAAGTATGGTTGGGATAACTTGGTCAAGCAAGTTGTTTTAATTGCAGATGAAGATTACTGTTACGACATTGAGAGCAAGTTGCGTCCTTCTGAGAGTATTGGTTGGAACATCAATGTAGGTGGCACAAAACCTCCTGTTACCAAACCTAGAGGGGTAGACTACGTTAGCCCATTAAAAGGCGTACCAAGACCCACACCTTGGCTTGTTGGCAAATCTAAGCCTATGCCAGAAAACTTTGGCAGTCTTGGTGGCAAAGCAGGCAAGGGTCGCAAACAAACGCCTGAGCAGATCGCCAAGCGTGTTGCATCTCGTAGGGCTACATTACTAGCGCAAGGGAGAACTGTGTAATGGGAATCTTCTTAGACACTCTTGGCAACGCAACATTATCTATTGCAATTTGCGACAGGTGCAAGATGAAGCGTGCTCATTCGGTGATGAGGAGCGACCCAAACTTTCCCGGACTTCGTGTGTGTGACCAAGGCTGTGCAGATAATATGGATCCCTACAGGTTAGCCGCACGCCCTACAGAGAGAATAACCATACGCTTTCCACGTCCAGATGATAGTATTGCAGTTGTTCCAGATGCAATTGAGACCACAGGAACTACCCAGTATGACTTGTCTCCAGAACAAAATACTCAGACCCCACAACAAAATGGTAACTTGGACACTTTGAGTCCATCAGCAGGACAATGACATGGCAAATGTAACCATCACGCAATTACCAACAGCAAGTGCTCTAACAGGCACTGAGGCAGTTCCAGTCGTTCAAAATGGGGTAACTGTACAGACAACCACAGGAGCTATCCAAGCTACTTCTAACCTGTCTACTTACCCCTTCTTGATGACTCAAGCTACAGGTGCTTTGGGTTCATCTAGATACATCACCACAGGTGCAGGAATGACCACTGTAGATGGTGGTGCAGGCTCTACTTTTGCTATTAACTTGGTTGGTGCTCCTTTGGCCTTGGTGACCTCTGGAACAGGTTTCCAAGTTAAGACAGGCAGTACCACATTGATTAACAGATCAGTTGCTGTATCTGGCTCAGGGCTTTCTATATCTAATGGCAGTGGTATTAGTGGTGACCCTACAATTAGTTTGTCAGGGATTATGGCTAATTTTGCCTCAGTTTCAGGCACAGGACTGTTAACTGTAAGTGGGACTGTTGTTAGTCAAACAACCATTACAGGTACTGCCAATTCAATTACTATTACCAATGGTAATGCCTCTGGTGGTGCTCCAACAATTGCAATTGCTGACAACCCTGTTTTAACAGGTACTTCAGGATTGACTATCCCTGCAGGCACAACTGCTCAAAGATCAGGCTCTAATGGTACTTTAAGGTATAACACCTCAACAGGTACCTTTGAGGGTTATGCTAATGGAGCTTGGGGCGCAATAGTAACAGGTTCTGGCGTAACTTCTATTGCAACTGGAACTGGTTTAACTGGTGGCCCAATCACATCTATAGGTACTATTTCTTTAGCCAATACTGCTGTAACGGCTGGTGCTTATACCAATGCAAACATCACTGTTGATGCTCAAGGTAGGATTACTTTAGCTGCGAATGGAAGCGCTGGGGGGGTAACAACGTTTCAAACATCACTGAGTGGGTTAACACCTTCAACTGCATCTACTGGAGCCATTACTTTGGCTGGTACTTTGGGTGGTTCAAGTGGTGGAACAGGAGTTAATAATGGTTCTAGCACAATCACTATAGCAGGTAACTTGACCCATTCAGGTGCTTTTACGCAAAGTTTTACGGCTACAGCTAACACTGCGGTAACATTACCAACAAGTGGAACTTTAATTTCAAGCGTAACCGCTTTGTCAGGTGCAGTTACAGGAACGCCATCAAGCACAACTTATTTGCGTGGAGATGGTACTTGGGCAACTATAAGCACAAGTTCAGGAACGGTTACTTCAGTATCGTTTACAGGTGGAATAATATCGGTGGCAACGGCTACCACAACCCCTGCTTTGACAGTCGCTGGTACTTCAGGTGGTATTGTTTATTTCAGTTCAGCAAGCACATGGGCATCTAGCGCAGTATTAACTGCGAATGCCATTATGATTGGAGGGGGTGCAGGTGTTGCTCCAAGCACCATAACAACTGGAACTGGTGTTGTTACTGCTTTAGGCGTGAATACAGGCTCTACAGGAGCTTTTGTAGTCAATGGTGGGGCATTGGGTACACCAAGCTCTGGAACCGTTACAAACCTTACTGGAACCGCCTCTATCAACATCAACGGCACTGTAGGCGCAACAACTGCAAATACAGGAGCGTTCACAACGGTATCAGCAACTGGTGTAATAACATCCACTTTGGCAACTGGTACTGCACCGTTCACGGTAGCTAGTACGACTCAGGTGGCTAACTTGAATTCTGCAACTTCTGGAACTGCAACAAATGCAACCAATGTGGGATTGTCTGCAGGTACTGGGGCAACAAATTACTTGACATTTAGTGCATCTGCTACAGGTAATCAACCTCTTACAACAAACACATTATTGACTTACAATTACACAAATAATGCGCTCACAGCAGGCATCAACGGAGGAACATTCTAATGGCACAGTCAGGCTATACACCAATCATAACGTACAACAGTGGCACGACCACAAATGTACCTTTAGCGGCTAATTTAGCATCGGGTGAGTTAGCAATTAACTACGCTGATGGCAAATTGTTCTATAAGGATAGTGGTGGAGTTGTACAAACTATTGCATCAAAAGCAGGCAACATAAATGTTTCATCATTTAGTGCAGGAACAACTGGTTTAACCCCTAACACAGCAACAACTGGAGCAGTAACGCTTGCTGGAACATTAGCTATTGCAAATGGTGGCACAGGACAGACAACAGCATCTGCGGCTTTTAATGCTTTGTCTCCTATCACCACAACAGGTGATTTGATTCTTGGTAATGGAACTAATAGCGCAACAAGATTGGCAATAGGTGCTAACACATACATTCTGACATCGAATGGAACTACAGCTTCTTGGGTAGCTCCTACTGCTGGCGTTTCTTTATCCGCCAACAATACTTGGACGGGCACACAAACATTTAACGGTACGTCAAGCATATTTGGTACGGTGTTGCTCGACTCTGCTGAAACTGTCAATGTGGTAGCTTCTGCCCCATCTTCAACAACTAATTACTATGTTCAAAGCGGATCAGTTCAGTATTACACATCTAATGCAGCGAACAACTGGACGCTTAATATTGCGTTTTCTAGCGGAACGTCATTAAATACGGCATTGACTACAGGCCAATCAGTCACGTTTACTTTAGTCACAACTCAAAGCACTACGGCTTATTACAACAGCGCAGTCACAATAGATGGAACATCAGTCACGCCTAAGTGGATTGGTGGTGCGCCTACTGCGGGTAATGCGTCAGGATTTGATGTTTATAGGTTTGCCGTTATCAAGACTGCAAGTGCAACATATTCTGTTTTAGCTTCATTAACACAGTACAAATAATCATGCCATTACAAGAAACATCAGGTAATTCAACGCAAGACGCTTATGGTGGCGGTGCTGCAGCGGTTGTTAATTACATCGAGGATGTGTTTAGCACTTACCTTTACACTGGTACAGGTGCAGCACAGACAATTACTAATGGTATTGATCTAGCTGGTAGCGGTGGGATGTTATGGTTGAAATCTAGGAGCAATGCTTATTCTGCGTGGATTACAGATAGCGCAAGGGGCGTAAGTAAAGGTTTAGCTCCTTCACGCACATCAGCACAAACAACAGATGCTAGTGCGGTAACGGGATACACCGCTACTGGATTTACTTTAGGAACTGATGGCGGGGGTTCTAGTAATACAACAGGGTCAACACAAGTCTCATGGACATTCAGAAAACAAACTAAGTTTTTTGATGTTGTGACGTACACGGGGGATGGGGCTAACAGAACAATATCACATAATCTTGGTTCTGTTCCTGGTTGTATTATTATTAAAAAATATGCTGGTTCTACATCTAATTGGGGTGTTTATCATACTTCTGTAGGTAATGGAACTTGTTTGTTTTTAGATGACACAGGAACAGGCGTA